CACTTGTCGTTAATGTATCAAATGCTATTGTTCCGTTTGCCATTATGCTAGGTCTCCGTGTATTGAACCCATTGATAGATTAGCGTCTGTAGCTGCGTCACTAGCATTAACATGATATATTTCTAATGTTGATGTTAATATTTCATCTTTATCTGTGCCATTATATGTAGAGTTTGTTCCACCTACATCCCAACCTGATCCATTTGAGTATGAATAAGTAGTGTTATTCATATTGTTTGAATAAGTTATTTTATAATTAGCTGTTCCTTCATCATTAAAACTACTGACATTCAAACTGTCATTTAGTGAAGCAGTCGAAACACCTGTTATTTGAAACCAACATTTTGCTAATCCTTGTTGTATACTTGTCTGTGCTGAACCCTCACCTCTAATAGTCATAGAGTTTGCACTTGCACTCACTACAGGTGTTGAGCCAATAGTTATGGTTGTTGCAGTGGACTTACCAGTTAATGTATCAACAATAATAGTACTCATGCTAAGTCTCCGTGTATAGAACCCAATGTAGGAAAATCACCTATACCACCATTTTGATACGTTTTTATTCTTAATGAAGTGGATTCTATTCCTGCAAGTTGTTCACCACCTGAACTAGGTTGCCCATCATGGGCAACAGTTGAACCTTTACCTGTTCCATAATTTGCGTTGTTCATATTATTGCTAAATACAACTGAAAAATCCCCAGTTCCTGTGTCTGTTACACTACTAGCATTAAATGAGTCAGCTAAAGAACTTCCATCAGTAACTTTATAAAACCACATTTTAGCTAATCCTTGAACAATACTAGTTGTAGTACCTCCACCATCTGATGTGGCTACTGCGTTAGTGCCGATGGTGTGAACGCCTGTCACTGCAAGAGTTCCGCCTATTGTGGCATTTGCACCACTCAAAGTTATGGCAGTATCAGTGCCACTTGTGCCTTGTATTTTATTAACTCGTATCTCACTCATAAAATCACTAGCCTTCCACCATCATTAACAGTAATGGTTTTATTACTTGCTACAGTTAGTGGACCTGTAACATTAGCATTTTCTGTCGCAGTTATTGTAATATCATCTGATAGGGTTTGCACATTAGTTCTGAATATACCACTGGCTTTGTATGTACCACTTAATTCAACTGGTGGTGTTACTGTGCCAATCGTTCTAAACAAATAATATACAAAAATATTATTACCAGAATTACTAGATGGTGCGGCAGTAAATGTTAAAGTTGTACCACTAGATACGGCATAAGCTACTGATGGCTCTTGTATAACGCCATCTACAGATACCAAAATATCTTCATCAGATCCTACTGCGTGTTCTAACGTAAATGCAGTTGTTGACCCATCACCAGAAAACTGAGTAGCCGCTTTAGGTGACACAAATCTATTAGATGGTGGATTACCAATGTATGCCATCTTATGTAATCTCCATGATGCTTAATGCTCCTGAAAGTTTATCAGCTACCGAGCAAGAAATTGTTATAGCATCAGTTGGTTGTAATACTACTTTCCCACCTGATAATATTTCTAAACTTGAACCTACTGGTATTGGTGCGTTATTTAATAGTACAGCAGTGGTGTTAGCATTACTGCTTCCACTACCTGTTCCTGCTCCTATGTTGTTTGTTTGACTAGCAGAAGAAGTGGCATCACCTGAAGTATCAGACTCAAGAAGAACTTTAGCTGTTACTTGAGCAGTATGTATATTTGTTAATATGAGTCCTATAATCACAGTAGTTGTACTAGCAGGTGTAGTATACACATGATACTCTTGTCCTGATGATATATTACTAGGTTCTGCTGCGAATGTTAATACTCTAAATGTATTTGCCATAATATTATCCTAACGCTATTGCTAAAGCTGTTGCCTCATCTGATGCCTCTGTCAATGTTATTGCAGATATATCACTTCTTGTTTCTGCTGCACTTCTACCCTCTAATCCATTTGCTGTAAATCTTGCAAAGTCATCATCAGCAACACTTGCATGATCTATCTTTACAGCATTTGTATTAGCTATGCCAAAGGTTAACGATGCCTGACCACCAATATCTGATAGCACCTCACTTGCTGACCTGCCTTCGATAGAAGTTCCTGCAACTCTAAGAAAATCATCATCTGCTACACCACTGGTAAATATAGGAATATTAGTATCAGATATTCCAAAAGTGAGTGCAGCTTGACCACCAATGTCGGACAAAACTTCACTTGCTGATCTACCCTCTATTGATGTTCCGTCTACACGCAAGAAGTCATTGTCAGCAACACCAGATGTAAATTTTGCTACGTTGGTATTAGAAATACCAGTATCTAATGTTGCAGCCGTACCCAATCCTAAAGATGTTCTAACTGTTGCACCAGTTTCTAAAACAAAATTAGATCCATCACCTACAATAAAACCACTGTCTGTTACTGCTAACCCAGCAACATCCTGTAGTTGTGCATCTAGTCTTGCATTTGGGACAGTGCCACTTGATAGGTTAGAGGCATTTAATGCAGTTAAATTACTGCCATTTGCTGCAACTATATTTCCACTTGCATCTAAAAATACTGTCTTTGATGCTGGTAATGTACAAAAAATAGTTTTAGTTCCTGCACTAAAATCAACAGCACTATCGCTGTTTGAGCTACTAATAACTGTGCTTCTTGTTATTGTGGTTGAATCACCATTGAGTGTACCCAAACCAACTTCAAACTCTGCTGTACCGGGCAATGTTACCGCATAGTATGTCGTGTTAGAATTACCAACGCCAGTGCCAAAAGTCTCAAACCCAGTTACCGCACCTGCTAATGTTAAAGCACCAGTGCCAGTTGTGGTTGTTGTTTCTTTTACTCTGTCGTTTATTACTAACGCCATTACTTCAACTCTATTGTTAAATTACCTGCATTAATTCTAAATATATCACCAGTCGCTATCGCTTTACTTGCATCTAACGCACCAACAAAAAGAACATTACCACCACCAGTTGAAGCGTTATCTGTTATGATAACATGAGTTATTGTGTCCGTGCCACCACCACCAGAGGCTGGAAACTCTATGTTAGCTGCATTTGTTGCAGTTTGTGTATCAGTTGAATCTGAACCTATTGTTGTCCAGCCAGAAGCCGCTACTTGTTGTCTTGCATAGTTTGTAAAGTCAGCTTCTGTTACAGATCCAGTTTCTGCTGCACTCACTGCTGTTGCAAGTCCAACATAAATACTGTCACCAGGTGATGAAAAGCTTAAAGAGTTATTTTTAAAAATAAAGTGTAATAGCCTTCTCTCTAAGTAATTGGTTGCTGCATTTGCTGTTGCCATTTTCTACTCCTATGTTCTTCGTGCTCTTGGTAGTCCTTGTCTGTAAGCATCTTCGTTCTCTCTTGCTTCTCCTAAATCTTTAAGTCTTTGTAAATAAAAAACATAATTTTTTTCATATTGAGCAATAACATCTGGTTCACCTTTCATATAATAGTAAGCCTCTATTAAAGATCCATACAATAATGCAAAAGGTGCATTAGTGCTTAACCACGTTGTTCCACTGTCTCCACCAGCAGTCAAACTAGCTGGTCTATAATAGTAATGTAATTCAAGTGTATAGTTAGAATCAGGAGTTGGTGCTACAATAAAATTGTCAGTATCAAATCTAGCATAGTATTTTGGTAATCCAGTTGTTGTTGAGGCTGGTGTATATTCTCGAAGGTAATTTACATCTTTTTGTAAAAGAAAACTTTCAGATCCAGATGTTGTAATTTGCAAAGAAAATGATGCAAGATAATCATTTGGCACTGTTAAAAATTGATCTGATGATGTAAAAGCACTTGTGACATTTTTTCTAAAAATATCTAAATCAACACCCTTAAATATTTTTTCTTCAGCAGCTTTGATAAAATTTGGCAAATTAGTGTCAAAGCTAGTTTCAGTATTATCTGTATAATCTTTTATAGCTGTTTTTAATGTTGCAAGTGTAAAGCTCATTAGTTTGTAATTGATACAGGCCCTGCACTAGCAAGTCCTCCACCACCTTTCTGGGTTATTGTTGCTGTTGCTCCACATGGAAACGAATAATTATTCGCATCTATATTTGTAATTGTAAATCCAGAAGCAGAGTTAATTGTTGTTGCAGCTATACCTCCAACACTAATTGCATCTCTAAATCTAACTGTATCGCTTGTTGATCTGCCGTGATTTGGTTCATTTACTGTAACTGTTGCAGAACTAGCAGTTGTTGAAAAAGCATTTAAAGGCAATAAATTAGGCACTGCCGTTTCAGTTCTGTCTGGCCTTGCATCTCTTATTGCCTCATTATCAGCTCTTACATTTGCAGGCTCTAATTGTGGATGTTTTTCTTCATACTCATCTTTGCCGACTATAGATCCATTCCACTCTTTACGAGTATCTTTTATTTTATATCTGAAACCAGATCTATCAGATATTCTATAAGCATATTTACCACTAGCAAAAGCCATTAACCTACCTTATAATAATCTAATTTTGGCACAACATTAAATGCTGACCTATCTCTATCCTCTGCCATTGCTCTTTCAAACTCTTCTTCGTACACAGTTTTTAGTAGTTGTATTCTGTCTGGTGCTCTTTTCATAGCAATATAATAAGCCAACCCTGCTGTAAGACAAGGTATAAATCTAAAAGGGATTTCCATTGTATTAACTTGAGCATCAGCATCTTGTATTCTTGTCAAAGCGTCATAATGAATAACATCTGTGCTATTTTCTGGGGTTGGATATAATTTTAAATTTGGTGTTATTTGTCTATCTAGGAAATATTGAGTAGGTCTACCAGTTGATGTTTTGTTTGGTAAATTTAAAAAAGCATCTCTACTAATTCTTGTCATAGAAAAATCTGTGCCACTTCTTCTAACAACTAGAGATAGTATGTCAATTATATCTGTTCCTAAAGAATATTCTGAATCATCTGCTGTCAAAGCTTGTGTTCTTTGTTCTATTGTCCATTGATTTAAACCACGATTTGCCCACTCTGAGAGCATAATATTTAATGAACGCTTTGCAGTTTGCAAATCGTAGCCAGTTCTTGTTTCTAAGCCACATCTTTCATAAGCTTCTTCGATGTACTCAGCGACATCTAAATCAAAATTAGTAGAGTTAGATGTTGCCATTAGGCTTTGCCACCTTTTTTCATCTTTTTAGCCATGCCACCACCACGCATCTTCTTTGGTTTCATAGCCATGCCACCGCCTCTCATTTTTTTAGGCTTTGCTTCGCCGCCCATCATCATTTTAGCAGCTTTAGCCATGTCTTTTGACATGGCCATCATTTTTCTTGGACTCATTGCCATTTTAGTCTCCTATAGTAAGTTTCACGTTGTTTATAAATGTCTTCAACATCGTACCTATTATAATAATTATCATAATATCCAAGTTTCTTCAATTTATTTGCACTTTCTTGAAGTTTACTTAGTCGCTGCACGAATATCAAAGAATATTCCTCACTAACAATTTCATCAAAAGAGCCATCATCTATTAGCTCGTTAACGTCATCATCAGGGTGGAATCCCATCAACCAAATATCTCTTTGGTCAAATTTCTTTTGATGTATTAATTCATTTAAATTTGTAAGATTATTATGGAAAGTTTCATTGTCTTCGTAACACAAATCTATAACAATTATTAATTCTTTTGAGTCATGAAATTTATTAATTAAAGTATAAACTATATTATAATTGTTTGATGTTTTTACAGCAAAACCAACTTTATTATTTTTCCAAGCAGATTTTGCATAAGGACATGATGGAAGATTATTGTAATTTTCATTAGGAATTTCTAAAGCATGTTTAGACCAAGCTTTTATTTCGTCACAAATTTTTTGTTCCAAACTCATTTTTTCTTTTTACGCCTTGCTGCTTGTACTCTTCTTGGCTTACCCGCTGGTTGACCTAATCTAATTTTTTGTGCAATACGTTTACGCTTTTCTGATTTGGTCATCTCTGAACCAGTTTTAGGAGTTTTACTTGATATCCTTTTTGATGGTCTACAGTATGGTGTGCCTCTTTTTTCACCTTTTTGTCTACCACACTTTTTTCCTGTTCGTTGATCTTTCCAATCCTCTTTAAACCAACGCTTGAGTGCTAGACCCGCTTTTGTTTTCCTTACTGCCATTATCTAAACTTTGTAACTTTTCTTCTGTTACTCATAACCACACCGCAACCTCTTGCAATGTTAGGGTTTTTTGATGGTCTTTTAACTTTACCTTTTGATACATTACCACCATTAGCCATTGTGATTACTCCACCATCTGCTTTTTTCTTAGCTTTCTTTTTTTTGCCACCAGTTCCGTAATTAGCTGCTCCTACCTTTCGGCATTTTGCAATAGCTCCCGAAGCATAAGCTGATGGAAAAACTCTATAACGAGCTTTTACTTTATGATAACAAGCGTCTTTAGGCATAATATCTTCCTTTCAATACTTTCCAACATGTACACCAATAAACTCTCTTCATACATTTGGGACAGTCTTTTATTGGTTCACCTCTTATTACCTCTCCTTTTTTTAGAGGCACAATGTGCTTTCTCAGAAAATCCTTTAGGTCGTTTGCAATTGATTTTCCTCTTCCTAGCATTACTCCATTTCCTTTTCTGTGGTGGTCTTGAGATCTGCTTGGACATTTGTGATCTGCCCATAACCATTAAAAAAACTTCTCAAGAACTGCCACTCCTATTATGACTCCATAGATACCCCATAAGCGAGTATCAAGTTTGTTAAGTTTGTTATTAATTCCATCAAATCTAGCATTACACACTGACTCATGTTTTTCTAACATTTTTAATAATTCTTTACTTGTCATCTAACACTTCCATCTTCTTCTTGCCTGTCTTAAACGACTATTTGGATCTTTAGCTGCTTTAGGAAACTTTTTCATTTGTCCAGCACTTCTAGCACAAAAAGACTTTCTTCTTTTAGCCGCTTTACTCCCTGCTTTAACCTTACCTGTTACGGCAGTTTTTAACTTACTACCAGGATTTTCTCTTCTATAACGAGCAACCCCCGCTTTAGTCATTCCTGCTCCACTTTTGGTAGAGCGAAAATACTTTTTGGTCTTAGGGGGTTGTTTATCTCGTTTTCTAGACATTAGTCATAGCTCTTTCTAACTTGCATGATAATAGTGTAACTATCTGCTGATGAATGACCAACTGTAGTAAACATTATATCACCAGTTACACCTGAACTTGCTGGATTTGTTAATCCACCAAAAGATGTGTAATCGTGATGTCCACTTTGATTTTCACCTAACTCAATACAAAAGTCGTCTGTTGAAGCATCAAACAAAACTTTCACTTTCATACCATTACACTGCCACCAAATTTTTTCTATGGTTGCTCTAGTACAAGCCTCTCCTCTAACATTTGTTGCTAAAGCAGAAACATCAACTTTTTTTACTGCACTTTCACCCGATCCATCAGAGATGTTGGTAAACTTAAAGACAGCAGTTTGATGCCCGTCAACCAAAGTTTGCGAAGTAACTGCGTCTGCCATATAAAACTCCTATTATTGATCAGCAAAAGCGGGTGCTGTTGTTGATGTAACGCTTCCAAAAATTTGATAATTAGTTGTGTCTTTTCCAACTATTGTTACATCAAATGCTTGTGGAACATTTATTTGAAAGCTACTTTCTGAATTACCATCTGGAAATACAGAACTTATTGCATTACCATCTTGGTCGTGAAAAGTTATGTTACCAATATAAAAATTTGTGTTGCCCGGTGTTACGATAATTGCATCTGTTCCATCAGCGGCTCCACCAGCGTAAACAAATCTAAAAACAGACCCAGCAATGGGTGCAGGCAAAGTGTATGTATTATCTTGTGATCCATCTGGCACAAGTAAAATCCTACCACTATGAGTTGCATTTGTTAAAGTTACATCTCCATCAGATAAGCTAACTGGAGCGTCACCAAGAGTTGTTACCTCTGTTATAGCCCCAGTTGTTGCGTTTTTACTAATAGTTTTAAGGGTGCTTTCAGACCTAATTGGGCCTGAGAATGTTGTATTAGCCATGTATATCTCCTTGTCTTGGCTGTTGTCGAAGTTAATTCTTCGTCAAGGTACTTTAACTATACACAAAAAAAAGGGGTCTGAAAAGACCCCTTGAAAAATATGTAAATATTTTTATGCGGCTCCAGGAGAACCAAAGACAGCACGAGGGTCTGAAAAACCAAAGGCATAACGCTCTCTAGCTTTATATCTCATGTTGCCTGTATCAAAGTCAGCTTCCATGCTTGTGCTTAATGGTATTCTTTCAAAATACTTGAAACCATTAGGTGCATCTGTTTTGATGAAAAACGCATCTGTGTCTGTTAAGAAGTGGTTAATAGTATAACCCTCTGGTAACATACCCATATTTTTGATTGCGTTTACATCGTTGTCAGAAGTACCAACTCTTAAAGTTGACTCAAGCAATCTGTCTGCAACAAACTGTAATGCAGGTGGAATAATTAGTTTCATTCCTCTCAATGCAACAATCATATTTCTCTCATCAACAAAGTTTGAAATGTCAATAAGAGCATTTTCTAATGATGTTTCATTAAGATCTGCCGCAGTTGATGGTTCATTTCTAAATGTACCACCACCGCCTAATGGGTGATCTGTTGCACAAAGTTCTTTACCATCACCACCTGTAAAGCTTGAATTAAACGCATTGTTTAATGTAGCAGCGGCTTTGACTTGCTTTGTGTGTGCCATTGATCTCGCTAACGCTCTTGTATATCTAGCTCCAAGCTGATCATACAAATTATCTTCCATTGCCTCTTCTGTCAATGCAAAAGCTAAAGCAATAGTTTCCATTGTATATCTTGAAGTATATACTTCGTTTGCAGTATCAAAGGTTACTCCAGCACCCTCTGATTTAGTTGCAGCATTTCCAAATCCTGCTAACATTACCTCTTCTTCAAAGGCTCTGTCAGATGACTCAGTCTCATAGATTTCTAAATGCTCTTGATCATAACGATCATATTCCATACCGAATAAAGCGTTAAGACCAGGTTCTAGTTCTTTAACTAGTTGTGCTCGTGATATAGCCATAGTTCAACCTCCCTTACGCTAATCCTGCAGACTTCTGTCCAAATATGTGATTTTGAATCACAACATAGACATTAGTTGCATCTGATGAAACATCTGAATTTTCTGGGTCTTGAGAAATATCAATCGCTTTTAGTGATAAAGTTGCAGTGGTTGCACCATCACTAACATTTAACTCAGCACCAGAAATACCTGTTACAGTAGACCCTGAACTTGTATAAACAATATCAAAGTTACCAAATAAATCTGCAACTGGAAATGCAGCATTACATTGAATTTCAAAGATAACATTTGGGTCATCTATAATGAAAGCCTCAATGTCTGAAGCATTTGTACTTGCAGGATAAAAGTTGGAAAAAGTCTCTTTTCCTGTTGTAGGATCTGTAAATCTACAACCATTGAATACTCCAACTATTGGTACTGTACCACCATCAGCGTGTACTTCTACACCACCTCCAGTAACTTGAGCGACCATGTCGCCTTGAAAGATAGCAGTTCCGTAATTGGCAGCAATTCTATATCGGCTTTGACCACCAGTGTAGGGTGCTCCCCCTATCATCTTAACTGGTCTCATGCCAAAAGCAGCATCTTGATTTGCCATTTTTAACTCCTAAGTAAGAATTTTATTAACTTTGCCTCTTGCCACCAAAAGCGACTTGAGACTTCCTTTCTTTAGATATTGGCATTGCAGGATTAGATTCTTTCATTAAGTCTCTATCTACAGCCTCCATCTGTGTGTTGGTTTTATCCATGAAGTATTGATTTCTTTCTTCTACAATTTCTTCTGGAATCCGTGCTAATAAAAGTCCTCCTTGACCAATTACTCCAGCATTTTTGCCTTCATCAATCACGGGGTAGTCTGAGTCAGGATA